GATCTTCAGAACATATGAGTATGCTTGATAGTAACGACTGTCCTGAATAAAGATAGCATCATCAAGGAAGCCATCATTATTACGGTAGTATCCTGGATATTTCGTTAGTGGTCCAAGAGTGATCTTAAAGATGGCTGGGTCATCTGGGTTGATAACTAAATCTTTAGAGTCGTAGAAGAACTCACGAATAGTGTCACCAGAGTAAGTACCATCGAACGCAGCACCGTGTAAACGATTATATGTTAGCGTTACCGTACCGTTAGTAGCTGCGCCAGAAGTATGGGTAGGTGGCGTTGATGAAGTTGTACCGCCAACTGTTACATCATACAAACGATTCGAGAAGTATAGTTGGTCGCCAGCTTGATAAGTTGTTCTTGGCAACCACGCATTTGAAACGTCTTGTGCATAGTCAGCAGCGTTAATGAAACCCTGTTCACTAAAACCACTTGTAGTTTCAAAAATACCATACCCACTTTGCACGCCGATGTTTGCAGTGGCAGCTGCGCCAGTTCCAGATCCACCTGCAATAATAACAGTAGGTGCGGTTACGTAGCCACTGCCTGGAGTGGCGACTTTGATGCCAGTGATAACACCACCAACAATAGTAACTTCGCCAATAGTTGCAGCTGTAGTAAAACCACCACCAGATAGAGCAACAGTTGGTGGTGTAGTGTATCCAGAACCACCAGAAACAATCTCAATGGAAGTTACTGCGCTGTTAATGGTAGAGATAGAAAGCGCAGTCTGTCCTGCACCAGTAGTTGTTTGACCACCTTCAGCTAGAACAGTCGCAGTGAAGTCTGTTTCATAACCAATACCATACTTAACATATTCAGCAGCAGTAATACCGCCATTGGTGTCAGTACTTTTAATCTTAACGATAGAACCGTTACCATTACCGTTTCTGATCGGATATAACTGACCTGGACGGAAGTTTTTACCCTTTTGTAAAACTTCCAATTTAGCAGTAGTCGCTACAATTGTAGCATCAAAGATACCTTCATAACGAAGTCTATCCCCAACAGAAATATCACCAAAGAAACGACGGTCAATATAGAACTCGTAAGTGTCTGGTGAAATTTGAACGAAACGATCAACCTCGATTTCAACGTCTTGACGGCGATCAACTAGAACACGAATAATTCGGTTTGGAGTGATAACATCAACCAACTTACCGACGATATCGTTCGGGTCGCCTGCATTGACTCTAGCAAAAACAGAAACGTCTTGGTTCCACTTACCATCAGATGCGCGAAGAATCTGACGACCTGGATAGTCAACAGAAACGTTCTTGTTGTAGAGCAGTCTGAATAGAAGTTTGAAAGATGCCTCAGAGCCTTTAGCTAGGTGTGCATCTTTGATATTAGATAGAAGAAATCTTTTATCCGCTGTTGGACTCTCAAACGCAGAAGGAGCCAACTCATTTTTGAAGTATTGAATGAAGCGATCTAGCGTCTTATCAATATCTCTGATATCGTATAGGTTAGCGTCATTCTGTTCGAGATATTCATAATATGCCTCTAAGAACGCAACGAATGTTGGGTAATCCTCCCTGATAAACTCAGGGAGTTGATTAGCAACTATTCTGGATAACTTTGGTCTAGTAGCCATTATGAGCGACTTGAAGTGAATTGATAGTTTCTACCAGCACGTAGGTCACCGTTCGCAGTTTCGTCAGCGATAGCGCGAATTGTTAGATGATCACGAGCAACTTCTGCGATCTGAGTATAAGCAGAGACAACGTCGTATGAAGATGGCTTTATAGAAATCTCAAAGTCGATGTCTGCGATCGCAGTAATGTGTAAGTTCTTGATGTTGATAATACCAGCAGCGTAATCTACAGTGCCGATACTTGGATCAACGATAATTTTCTCGGCAGATGGACCGATGTAATAAAGACGCATATGACCAACACCATCGTCATCTAGATAATGAACTGTGTCGCTACCAGAGATAAAGAATCCAGTGGTATAGATCGCGTTCTGTGCTAAGCCAGTTGTGTAGATTGGGTTGACGATGTTCAAAAGATACTGAGCGCTAACGTTATAACGTGGAGCAATCTTACGTCGAATAAGAACAGTAGTATTGTTGTTCACGATACTAGCTTCAGTAGCATCGATCAAACGACTTAGCTTAGAGTGACGGAAAACACCGTCGAATCTTTGAAGATCGTCATCGTCATACTTGAAGATAGTCTGACGTACCAACTCTTCTATCTCAACTGAAGTTCTAGTAGTTTCTCTTGGATTGAAGTAAACTGTTACATCAAGCGCAATGTTCAGATACTCTGGATCTAGAATTTCAGGAATAACTGAAACAACGTTCTTGTTAGAAAGAATCGTATTGACAATGTCAGTCTTTTGCTGGTTGGTTAGCTTTGTTGCGGACTTTGGTCGAACGCATATGAATGTCTTACCGTAAACTGGTGGGTTGTTATCTTCACCACCCCAAACAGTTACAGACTTAGCTTCAGCGAACTGATTGTAAATGATTGTCTTATAGTCGTCAGTAGTAACTGCTCGGTTTTGAGCAGCGTACATGCGTGGCGCATTGAACTTGATAGACTGAATGTCTTCTGGAGCATCGCCACCAGAAGCAGGGTTCACTAGATTGACTGTAACTACAGAACTAGGAATAGGTAGGCTACCATCATATGTGAATACGCGTGCACCATTTGGAGCATCTAGGCTAGAAACGAAGTAATCTACGTTTACGATGTTACCAGATTGCAAACCTTGCCCAATAACACCATCACCAAACACTAATTCATAAAGACCATCGTCGATCTCTTTAACCCAGTAAACACGAGTTGTTGCATCTGCTTCAACTAAAGAAGAAGCAGAAGTGAATGTATTAAACTCAGAACTCTGAGAGTTTTCCTGGACACGAACACGCAGTGTGTCTAAATCTACGTTTTGGTTTGGAATGACGAAACGAGAGTTATTCTGAGAAACTTCAAAACGGTATGTTAGGTATTCACCCTCAGTCAGTCTAACGTTATTCATGTTGTAGACTGTAGCTGGACCAGTAGCGGAGATTGGCGCACGGTTATAGAACGTATAAGTTCTTCCATCGATAGTAGTCGAGAATGGGCTGAACGCAGGGATAACAATAACAGCTGGACCAGTATTGACAGAAGTTACTGTCACGTTCACATCAGCGTTAGCACACTTTGCTGAACGTGGTGTATATCCCAAAGACTTAGCTAAAGAAACAACGCTGTTTCTCTTAATAGCAGAGTCAAGGAAAAGCTCATTGACGGCTAGGTTGTCATACAGAGCATTGTAATGCGTGTTATATGCCAGAATGTCAAGGATGACCGATAGACCAGAGCCTTCGAAGTCATAGTCAGAGAACTCAGACTGCCCTTTAAGAAACTCTTTTAGGTTGGCTTTGATAGCATCAAAGTCTAGTTCTGTAATGTTAATCTTTTTATTAGCAGCCATTTTATCTCGTTCTTTCCAGTACTAAGCTGAGCGTGAGAGGTTTTTCTGTGTTGACGATTCTAAACTCAATAGTAACCTCGATCGCATTATTGTCTGGTAGGTAGTTTACTAAAACATCGGTTACAACGACTCTTGGTTCGAAGTTATCGATCATGTCGATAATAGCCTTCTTCATAGCAGCCACAAACATAGGGCTGAATGGTTCGAACATTAAAGAGCGAACAGGAGATCCAATCTCGCTATGGAATGGTCTCTCGTAGTTAGAAGTAAGAACCAAGTTCTTTAGAGAACTTTTTACGGCATTCTCATCGAATCGGCGTGTAATGTCTTTCGTCACTGGATGTGCAGTGAAGTTCAGGTCGATATCGGAGAAGAGTCTTGTGTTTCGTGCCATACTTATTATTTAGCCTCCTGCAAAGACATTAGAAGAGCCTTTGGTGATTGTATTTGATGTTCCTGAGCCTTCATACTTGTCCCCGATGCGCCCAACACCCTTACCGCCTATCTTCACTTTGGAAGAGAATGATGTCAGTTTAGATTCGTCTGGAGTGCATCCACTTTTGTTGTGTGGTGCGATCTGATTACCTTCAACGACTATAAGAATTCCGTTTGCATAAACTTGTTTGGAGTTAACTTCTCCAACAGAAGTTTGCATAGGTTGTCTGCACTTATACCCTGTACCGTCGATGGATAGAACGCTATCGCCCTGTCTTGCTACTGCTGGCATTATTTAAGCCCTCTTGCGTTGGCAGCTGCGATATTGGCAACAGCCACCTGATATCTCCAAAAGTACCACTGAAACATATCAAACTGCTCAGTAGTTCCTGGACCTGGAACCAATGGATCTGCAGGTAAATCAGCCTCGAAAGGAAACGTCTTCATAGTAAAGGTTGGTTGAGGCATCTGATACTGAATCAAACCTAAGAATGGTAACTCTGTATTAGCAGGCAAAACCTGCTCGCTGTAGTCAGTCATCTTAAACTTGTAGAATTGATCCACGAAAATCCCAGTGGCTGGACCAGTTAGTCTAACAGTATACGCATTCAGCTTCGTGAAAGTTACGCCGATACTAGCCCAGTTGAACGAACTTCTAACATCAGTTGCATACTGATAGGTGAAAACCTCTGGATTAGCTATGTCTGGATAAACACCCTCTACAATAAGGTCGATAGAAAAGTTATCCACAGCTTCTACTGCAGATGGGATGTAGAACTGAGACTGCTCTGGTTCTACGGGAATCATTTCACTGTCTCCCGTAAACCCAGAAATGTTAGCCTTTGTTATTCTAAGCGTCATTATTACACCAAGATGAATCCACCACGTGGGAATGTTCCTTGATAAGTCTTATGAGAAACCATAGTGAACATATCACCTTTATTATTACTTGGGCGAACAGCAACGTGAATCCAGTAAGCATTACCATCGTACTCCATAATAATCTGAGCCCATGATGGCAACAACTTTGCGATTTCAATACACTTATTGTAAGTGTCTTGTTTACCTCCAGGGAATACAATGTCAGCAGCGCAACCAGCTACGTGGTCGCCACCCTCTTGTAGAGGTCTTCCATCTTTACCAACGCCCAAGTCTCCAGGAGCAGCACCAAACGGTGGGCGACGGAAAGCAGAAGTGATTGTAAATTTACCAAACTTCTCGTAGATAGGATCCAGAGCATTGACAGCTAGGTTCTTCAAATTAGCCACAATCTGCTGTGGAGTGTGCTGGATTCCGTTCTTATCAGTGTAAGTGACTCGTGGAATACGGACGCCACCCTTAGTCAGATCGCCGAGAGTGAAGTGTTTAGACAACTTCATACCTGCAGTAAACTGATCCGCTGGCATATTTCTGATAGAATCTAGACCCTCAACTGCTGGAGCATTAGAAGATGAAGATGCCTTCGGCACTTCTTTAGACTTCTCAAACTTAGTGTCTTCAATTGCAGACTTAGAAGTCTGGTTGTTGTCAACACGGTTGCTCTGATAAACAGAGGCACTACCGTCAGTAGCAGAACCTTGTCCAACTGGTGAATCGAAGCCAACTTCCGAACCACGAGTTGCAAGAGCCAGTGGTGGTAGGCGATCAACGCCAGAAGTACCACGTGTTTCAACTGGAAGTTCAAGTTCAGCAAAGCCTGCATCTCTAGCCTCAATTGCTGGCTCAGCTTCAGAAGCAGATTCAGAAGATCCGTTAGCAATATCAACGATTCCACCAGCATCAGCAGAAAGATCGCCACCTGCTTTAAGACTTAGTCTACCAGAAGACTCTTGCTTAATTGCAGCGCCAGACTTAATGTTAGTGTCTTGTGCGGAGTCAAGGTTAATAACACCAGCAGACTTTTGGTTAATGTCACCGTCAGCTTGGCTGAAGATAGCACCAACAGCCTTGTTGCTAATGTTAGCGCCAGACTGAGTATTGATAGAAGCATCAGACTTAAAGTTGATGTCCATACCAGCTTGGATGTTCAAGCCAGTTCCTGCACGAATGTTAAACTGTCTCTCTGATTCCAGATTGATCGTATCAGCTTTTGCATTTAGAACCGCACCGACCGCTAGGTTACAGTTCTTACTTACGTTGATGTTCGCCTCATTATAAACGAAGATGTTCGCAGCGCCAGAAACTTCAAGGTTAAATACGTTATCTGTACGAAGATTCATCGCGCCATCAACAGTGACGCAGTACGCACCCTTGACATAGATGAAACCGTTACGTTCCATAATCTCGAAACCATCACCAACAATTCTGTTGACTCTTGTTCCGTTAGCATCAATCTCAGAGAAAGTGCCTGACTTATGGTAAGTATGGATACGCTCAGATCCAGGAGTATCGTCCCATTCTTGTACGTGACCAGATTCAGTCTGAGTTACCTTGTTGTATGGATAAGTTGCATTGTATGGATTTGGAGACTGATCCCAAGTACCACCGTTGGCGATACGAACACCAGTCTTCAGTGCAGCTTCTTTCTTAAGAACGATAGTACGTCCAAGATTGTTGCCTGTGGCTAGACGGTTAGTGTCTGGTTCGTTTTTGTACTTTGGATAAACACCGTTTGGATCTTGGAAACCCTTAGTTGGGTCAACGCCAGTACCGTTTGAAATAGTGCCATCGGCATTCTTAGTTCCTGCTGGAGCAACGTCAGACTTAGTAGGTTCAGTACCTTCCAATTTAGCAAGCAATGCGGCAGCTTGTCCTTGAGAAGATCCTGCCTTCTTCGCGAGTTCTTTCACAACGTCTTCTTGAGATGCGTTGTAAAGACCAAGATTGTTACTGAGTTCAGTTACAGAGCCAGTGACGTTTTCAATTCCAAGATTTGATGCAATCTCATTGATGTTACCACCAAACTGCTTGAGTAGGTCACCGACACCAGAACCCAAACCACCAAGACTGCTGAATACGCTATCGAGGCTTGCGCTTAAGTCTAGGTCATCAAGAACGCCACCGATAGAGTTTGTAATGTCGCCGAGTGCTGAGCCAAGAGCACCAGACAAGTTAGATGAAATGTCTGATAGTGATCCAGCACCAACGCTAGTGAGTGCGTCGTTGCCAGTCGGGATACCTGCGATGGAGCCGATAGGATTATCAGGTAGTGCTGGGGCTTCTGGAAGAATGCTAGTTTCTTCAACAGACTCAGCTGCAGCAGAAGACTTCGGTGGAGTCGCTACAGAATCATCAACAGGTGTTGCTTTCGCCACACCGCTGTAGTCAGTACCCTTCTCGACCTTGTCGTTATCTGCGATCTTTGCAGTTACTGGAGGCTCTTCTTTATTGTTACGGAATTCCCACTCTTTCTGCAGAGTTGGTTTAATGTCTCGTTCCCACATAGTCTTGGCGCGATTACCAGACTTGTAGTATGTACCATTCTCACCTTTATATGGGAATCCAGGGAAGTATGGGTCTTCAATCGAGGCAAATTCAGCAGCAAGAGACTGACCTGCTTTGAACAGAAGGTCTTTGTTGTTCTTATCTGGGTTGCGATAATACGCAACCAACGCTGGACGTTTCTTACCTACAAGATATTCTTGACAGATGATATCTTGAGTGCGCTCGCTGAATGGCTCATTGATGTCAATGTTTAGTGATTGACACGCAGCCTTCAGAGTGACTGGAATACACTGATACTTACCAACAGCAAACAAGCGATTAGGGTCGTCTGGTGGCAAGGCTTGAAGAGCCATAATCTCTTTGATGGACATCTTAGTGAGATCCATCTTCTTGCCAGCTGGAATAATCTTACCGTTTGCAGTTCCACGGTTAAATGCATTGTAGCCGTCTTTGCCAGACTCAGCTTTCGCAATCAGAGATCCAAGTGGACCGACAATCTTTCCAGGTTCAGTTACAACCTTACCGTCTTTAACCGCAGTCTGTCCACCAAAAGTATCACCAGCACCAGTGACTGGAGTACCATCAGCATTCTGCTGTGGTGGTGCATTGGTTAGGGTAACGTTACCTGCAGCATCAGCTTCATCGATAGTGAACTGACCAGTAGCAAGTGCCTCTGGAGTTTGATATGCGCCAGCAAGACTTCCCAACATCATTGGGAATTGCTGGTCTGGATCCATGAATACGATTAGAACCCAAGTGCCTTCAACTGGTCCAAGTGGAGCAGAGCCGATACCTGAAGTACCAGCAGAAGTGATAGGTTGCATTGGATATGCCCATGGCAGATCCTCTGTTGGAAGAGTTACCTTACTTTCAGTATGTAAACCTACAATGCGAACTTGGCAACGACCCAATTTCAGTGGGTCGTTTCTATTCTCAACGCATCCTGTGTACAGGTTATTCATCATATCACTTATCCTTGTTAATATTCTTCAGCAGAGAGTCTTTGAATAACTCCATAACACATTCATGTCGTTCACGATCAATGT